ATACCAGTATCTTTAAGCATTTCACCCATTACTTCGTTGTAAGTCCTTTCTTCTGTATACTTTAACTTATCTTCTATATGGTTTTCTTTGTTTTCTCGCAAGGTTTCTAATTCATTTTGAGCTTGTTTTACATCACCTGTTTGGCCAGAGAGTGAATTAATTTCCTTTTGGATCTTGTCAATCTCTTTCTGGAGAAGGGATATAGAATCATTATTAGAATTAATTCTATTTTGTTTATCCCTAAGCTTATCTAAACTCTTTGTGATTTGAGAGGTAGTACTAGATAAGACAGATAGTTTACGTTGAAGATCTTCTTTCTCTTCTTGTACATCTTTTGCAGTTGTTTTAATATAACTAATCTTACTAGTCTTTTTCTCTTCTGTAATATCTTGATCACATGTTGGACAATGATCATTCTCTTCATAAAACCTAGATTCTTTTACAAGATTTTTTATTTGGCTATTCAATTGAAGATTATGAGATTTTATATTTGCTACCTGATCAAGTTGTTTAGAGTAAGCATTCTCTTCTGACTTCATAGAAGCAGTAAGATTCTTTCCTAATTTTTTAGATTCGTCAAATAGCTTATTGATCTTATCTTTATGAATTTTAATAGAATCCCTTTTCTGAGAAATTTGATCCTTATTAATACCTCTTAGATCTTTTATATATTTTAATTGTCCTTGGGTTTTAGTTTTAATAAGATCAAGTCTATGGTTTATATCCACCAATTGATCTCTTATATTAGCATTGCGCTCTTTTAAGAGTTGGTTCATCTTAGAAAAGATCTTTATGTCGAGAAGATCCTCAATAACTCCTCTACGCGACCAAGCAGGAAGCTGCATAAAAGGAATAAAAGAAGAACTTCCAAGGACGACAACCTGGTGAAAGGATTTATGATTGAGCTTAAGTATATTCTGCTCCAGAAATTTCTGATAATCTCTTGCATGTGATGATTGATTGATAAGTGTGCCATTTTGATATATCTCAAACTTGAATGGCGTAATTCCTCTAAGTACTTTAAAATGTTGACCTCCTACTTCAAATTCTACTTCTACAATACATCTCTTCCTATTAATGGAATTGATTAGTTGGGGTTTATTAATATCTCTATGGGGTTTTCCAAAGAGTCCAAAAGAAAGAGCATCAAGCAGCGTGGATTTACCAGAACCGTTTGGTCCTCTAATAATTGTTGTGGGGTTTTTATCTAATTGAATATCAATGAATTCGTTTCCGGTGGAAAGAAAGTTTTTCCACCTACATGATTTAAATTGAATCATACTACCTCGAGATTTTGAGCTTCAGTATATAGCTCTCTTAATTTCACTTTTATGCGTTTTTTATCTAGATCTGTTTCTACTGCTTCGACATATGAGTCTAAAAGTTCAGTAGTATCCTCTAGTGACACTTTATCATCCTTTATACTATCACCGATAAACTCTTCAAAGCTTTCGGCTATCTTGAGTTCGTAAGTTTCTACGTTTTGTAATCGATCCATCAATCGATCAAACATATAAAGATCGTTTTTGTTTAGTACAATGAGCTTTATAAACTTTCTTTCGAACTCTTTTATATTTATATTGTTGTAATTTTCTTTTTCATCATCATAAACAAACTTTTTGAATATGGTGATTGGGTTGCGCACGGGCGTGATCTCGCGCGTACGTGTATCTAATATGTGAAAATATTTTGGATCATCCACATCAGCCCAGGTAAACTCCATTTGAGCTCCGAGCATATGTACATTTTCTTTACTAGATTTTGTATGGAAATGACCTGAGTAAACTGCTTCAAATCTTTTGAAGGTATCTGCATTCATTCCATGTGGATTTGATATACCTGGTTGTACATCGAATCCTTTTAATTCTAAGTGTGCGCAGAGAATATCTGCTTTAACATTATTTGTCCAATTAAGATACTCATCATGGTTATTATTATTAATCCAAGGGAGCATTGCTATATTTAATCCATCATACTCCAACACTGTTGGTTTCATTATAATATTAACGTTAGAAGTAAAGTATCCTAAGAGTTCTTTAAGAGAACAAAGCTCGTTAGTATTTTTAAAATATACATCGTGGTTGCCAGGTATAATATCCATAGTAATACCACGGTCCCGAATGGGCTCAAGAAAGACCTTACGGTTTTGATTAAGCGCTTTAAAATTAACGAACTTCCTATGTTCATAATAATCTCCTAGATGGAGTATATGTTTAATGTTATGTTCTTCTAGGTAAGGAAAGAATATTTCTTTATAAAATCGTTCTTGATATTTTAAAAATATATCGGATGAATTCCTAGTACCACAATGGGTATCATTTAATATAGCTATTTTCATATTATCCCATAAAGAGTTCTAATCTTTCTTTTTCTTTTTTCTTTTCTTGTTGAGCAAAGGTCTTAATCTTTTTATCAACAGTTCTTACCTTAGATATTCTTTCTCTAAGAGTATCAACATAAGCCATAGTTTCTGCTGCTCCTGACTCATCCATACCCATAGCAGTAAAATCCTCGATGCCCATTCTTTCAATGAATCTCATCTTAATATCTTGCTGTTTCTTTTCCTTAGTTATCCTTCTGATAAAGGCAAAGTAAACAATTTGAGTAAAGTAAGAGAATGCATTGGGTTTACCTGTGCGTGTAGCTGTTTCAATCTTATAATTGTTAATAGCTCGTAAGCAGTTTTCTACTCCATCCATCACCATTTCTTCTCTATATGTATATCTTACAAAGTTTGGCCGATGGCTCAATCCTTCTGCGATTTTTATAAAGCATGTGGCAATATAATCTGTTACCTTAGGAACGGGCTTATTCTTTTCCTTTGCTTCATTAGCTGAGGTGACATAATCAACTACAGCGTGTGAAAATTCTTTATTGTTAATATAATGGGCCTTCTTCTTCGCATCAGTAGCCATAATTTATCTCCATAATTATATAGTCTATTATACCATAGTTTTTGGTAAAAGTAAACTAATCTTTTTTTAATAATTTGCAAAAAAAGGTTTACAAATCACGTTTTTTGTGGTATAATATTAGAGCACCCCAGGGAAAGAGAGACTAGTGAATAGTATCTTTCGGGTCTGGGAAGGGTATAACATTATCCTCATAAGTTCTTTCAGTTTCATCCATCATTTCTTCAATGCTTTCATCTATTTCCTGCATTAAGTCTTCAGGTATTCTATTGTGTGGTACTAGCTTAGGTTTCATATGATGTGATGCTAGTCTTATATATTCCATCTTAAGTTCTTCGTCAATTTCAACATGATGTAGAATATGATTATTTTCGATCTTAAAAATCTTCTGCCCTGAAAAGGGGAACCAAGGAAGGAAAGCGAACCCTCCGATGATATTAGATCTAATTACAAAAGGCCTTTCTACAATATAAGAATCAGGTTCTTTTTGTGTAACTAACGCAATGATCTCTTCGCCATTCATTAGCTTAAATTGTCGTATATTTATTTTTTCTTCCATACCTATATATTTATCTCAAAAATCCCGTATTTAAACTTTTCTTTTGAATATATTTTAATTCTTTCCGCTGCATGATTGAGCGTATAATTCTTTTTAGTTTTCCAATGAAGGTCATCTGCTATATCATATACTTTTGTATTTATGCCATCTGGGCTCACACGAAGTCCTCTACCAATTGATTGAAGTACTCTTATCTGTGATTTAGAAGGGGAGGCAAAGATAAGATTGTTTAGTCTCTTTATATTTATACCAGTTGAGAATGTGCCTAACGAGGCAACAATAATAGCATTATTCTCTTTTTCAGTAATAGATCTTATTTTCTCTCTAGTATCTACATGGGTTTCGCCTGATACATAAAATAGTTTTCTCTTTTTATCTACTTTAGTTTTTAATAAATCGTGAAGGGGTTTACCATGTTTCTCTACATAATTAAATAATATTAATGTATTACCTTTCTGATCAATCGCTAAATTAGCTATAAAATTATTGCGGGGCGCGTAGCCAACTATAAAATCTAATTCATCTTGATATTTAAGCTTAGATATAACTTTACAATACTCATCTTTATATTTAAGAAGTATAACATCTATATCCATCTGAGCTAGATCACCGGAATCCATAAGCTCTTTCGAAGTAGTTACTTTATATACTGGACCAAATAATCCTTCTAGAACTAATTGGTGGGTTTGTGTTCCATCTAATGTACCGGTAGTACCTATTCTATATTTTGCATTGACACATTTTTCCATTATAGTAGTAAGTGATTTAGCCTTAAAGTTATGTGCTTCATCTCCTATGATCATACCATATCCATCGAACCATCCTTTTGGTAATTTATGAACAGATTGCCAAGTACTTATTATCACTCTAGGTTCTACATTAAATTTTTCTTTACCTGCATAAACCCTATGGCAATCAAAACGAGGTTCAAAGTTAGTATCCTTCGAAGAATAATCTTCAAAATCATAGTACATTTGTTCAACTAATGATGTAGTAGGTACAATAATTAGTACCTTTTCTTTATTATATTTTAGGAAGTGTCTTATAGCTAAATAGATGATTAAACTCTTGCCGGACGCAGTAGGTGATAAAAGTAACGATTTTGAGCTCCGTAGCGCGTGCCTAAGCGCTTCTAATTGGTAGGCCCTTGGTGTTATCATCCCCTTATTTACCGTTAAAATGCATTCTTTTAGTGTTTCTTCTAATAGTTTTTCATTATATTCTTGGATAATTGGACCATCATTTACAATAGAATACTCTCTTTCTTCAGCAAATTCTTCAAGATAATTATATAATCCACAGTATAAAGTCTTATTTCTATGATTGAATAACCTTATTTTTCCATCCCACATTCTATTTCTATATGCAGGCATAAACTTATATCCTGGTACATAGAAACAAAAATGTTCTGCGAGCTCTCTTTCTGTTGAGGGTTCGCATTCTATTTCTAGGAAAGTTTCGTTAATTTTTTTAACTATTAAAGATTCCATTCAATCTATTCACTGTGCTTTTAACATCATAGCATAGATAATCATTTATATACCAATATATAAATTGATTAGCTTTATCTTTATTATGCCAACTTATATCTTTACATAATCCAGGCAACTGAGTTAATGTTTGTAGTTTTTTAGTTACCCAATGATATTCTGGCCAACCATATGATATAATAGGTACTTGGTGCATTAAGCATTCTATTCCTGCAGTACTATTATCTATTATAGCAACGCGCGTACGCGGGAGAAAATCATGTATTGATTCAAATCCTTCTCTTACATCTACACCACGGGATTCCCATACACTCTTTAAATTTTTATCAAGGTCAAATTTAGGATGAACTTTTACCACTATCTTATATTCTATTACTTGTTTAGATAATCTTTCTACTATCAATTTAAGTTTTTCTAAATGTCCACCTAGGCCAAATCCTTTTACTGTTTCATCATCTGGCATTTGACCAATAACTAATATATGATCTTTTGGTACAGACTTGGCTTTTCTCCATTTTAATATAATAGAATCATCCCATTTATTTGACCTATTATTAATAAGTTCTTCTATTTTATTCCAGTCCATATTAAAATAAGGATTTAAATGACTATATAATATATCAGGTTCATATGGTTCTTCAAATGCCAATAAAGAACTATTAGCATATCCAATAGTATCAATTGCAAAATGTTTTGAGGTAGGAGCTGTAGGTTTAACAAATAATGCATTAGAATAATCCATCTGAGTTAAATCCGTATGGTTAAATATATTGAGATCATCTGGATAATCGATTTGCTCTAATGCTTCTTCTATGCACGCGCGAGCGTAACCAAAATTACCTCTCCATTCAAATTTATGTTCATATATTCTATATGCCACTAGTAAATTTTCTCCATTCAATCATATTTTTGATATTCTGATGTCGCCATTTAATATT